GTATCCGGAGTTTCCAGGTCATCAATCACCCAAAGGTTCGGACGGCGTTGTTTGACACGAACCCCGCGAACCTTCTTTTTAATACCGAAAGCCATACCGATAAACCGTTGGTCGATGGTTTTAAAGTTGCCGATCTCCCAGTCGCCTTCGCACTTTTGGACTCCAAAGTCATGAATAAGCAGTGGGTTTCCTTCCAGTTCGGCCTGGATATCGGCCAGTAGCTCCTGGGCGCGCTCTTTAGAGTCGGACATGAGGCACATGAATACCTCCTCGCCACACATCCATAAATACAGCGGAACGATGATGTCACAATATACAGACTTTGCCAAACCGCGGCCCCACTCCTCGAATTCTTTGAGCAGCGGGTTTGCTTTTACATCGTGACACAACTTGATGTGGAACGATGCAGATTCGGCCATCGCATAGTGTGGCAGGTATGTTTTTATCATGTACGCCGGATCAACTTTAGCCCTGGCAATACGCGCCTGTTGTTCTGCCTTTGTTTCGAAAGGGTTTACCTCGTTGGCTTTCCTGACAATTTCAAGTTTCTTCAGGTATTCCTCGGCCTTTTGCTTTGCCGCTTTTTGTCGTGATGTTGCCATTAGCCCAGCTCGTTTGTTTTGCGTCTGACCAGGTTCGACTGAAAGTCAATTGTTTTGGCCCATAAATCTTCGTCGTATTGACGAAGCGAGTTGAAGATTTCGTCCATTACATCGATGAATGTACCTAGCGAGTAGCTTGATCTGTCCATTGTGATGAGCGTCTTGTTCATCTTGCTGATTTCGTCACTTATTCGCCGGGCTTCACTGCGAAGGCGAACCTCTTCTTTCGGGTCGCCTGCCTTTTGGGCATCCAGTATTTGCTCTTCCAGCTCCAGGCGTTGCGAGCTCATTACCCGGATCAGCTTTCGGATGTTCTCCGAGTCAGTACTGTCGCATTGCTGGCGGGCTTCGCGCTGCTCTTTCCACTTGCCTTCGGTGGCCCACTTGCTCAAAGTGGCCTCGGTGAGCTGCAGTATTTGCGCCGCCTCTTTTTGGTCGTATCCCTGCACTACCACATACTCAAAGGCGGTACGTTTCAGTTTATCGTACTCTTTTCGCGGCAACTGCGGTTTGCGGGCCTTCTTTTTGTTGCGATGATTATTGGGCATGGTGAATGATATTTTCACCAAAGTTGCGTGATATAAACAGGCTTAAAAAAATAACCATTTTTCTACTATAAAATTTTTGAGTTTAACACGAAGATTTTCCCCATGCTGCCAAAGATTTTACCCTACATAAACTCCTGATTTTTTTAGCTCTGAAAAAGCCTGAACCTTTGCTCTGAACAAGGTCGATTTTGACTTAACCTTCAATGAATGCCTATGAGCAAAAGTTTGCAAATTAAAATTTACTCCGAGGGTAACCAGGGCCGCGTTGATATCATCGGCCAAATATCGGAGTGGGGCCGTAACAATGCTACCGACTTCAGATCGAAATGCCAGGAGCTGAAAGATGCCGGTATCTCGAATTGTCACGTCTATTTAATGACGGTTGGCGGCGATTGTTTCCAGGCCAATGAAATTGTAAACATCCTGACTGACGTATTTGGTAGCTATACCGGAGAAGGTGGGGCGATTGTAGCCAGTGCCGGAACTTACATTGGCGTAAACGCAAAAAGCTTCACAATGGCCAAAAATGGTCAGTTCATGATTCACAAACCGAGCGGATGGATTGACGGCAACGAAACAGATGTTGAAAACTACCTGAAGTTGCTCCAAAACATGACCGCAACCTACTACGATGCTTACAAGGCAGTTTTGAAAAAGACGGAAGCTGAATTTAAAGCGAAATGGGATGGCGGCGATTTTTGGCTCACCGCCCAGGAAGCTAAAGATTGGGGTTTTATTACCGACATTAAAGACCCCGTTAAAATCGACCCCGAAACGGCGCAGGCTATCAAGCAAAGTGGCTCACCGATAGCTATCGCACCAAATGATATTAGTGATCAATCAAAACCTTTAAAGATGGATGTGAAAGCAACCGCAATTGCTCTTGGTATGGATCAAAATTCAACCGAGGAGCAGGTCAATGCCCAAATTGCTGCCAACGCGCAAAAGGCAAAAGACTACGACGCCCTTAAATCCGAACAGGACCGCAGGGAAAAAGCCGAAAAGGCCGCAAAAATCAAGGCCGAGCTTGATGCAGCCGAGAAGAGTAAGCGCATCAAAGCCGATTCCCGCGCCAAATGGCAGGAAGCCCTTGAGAAAGATTTCGAAGGGACAAAAGCCCTGCTGGACGGACTGAGCGCTATCTCCAAACCACTGTCGGGCGAAATCAAAACGCCGGCGAATGGTAATGCCGGCGCTACGTACGAAGGAAAAACCTTTGAACAGCTGCAGGACGAAGATCCTGAGTTGCTGGCCGAGTTGGAAACAGACAATCCGGAGGCATTTAATGCCTTGTTTGCGGATTGGAAAAAACGTAACCGCATTAAATAATTTTTGCTATGGCTGAATTAACCGATGGTCAATATTTGAACCAATTTGTAGCTCCTCAGCTTTTGCAGGAGTTCAAGAACTTTAACGACGATTTTGTCGGAACGCTGAAATCTGCCCCCAGGGGAGCGCTTACTGCCGATGGGATCCGCTTTAACAAGCTGATCAACAATGTTGGCTTTCTCGTTGACAACGATGCTGATTTTACCCCAACTAAGATGGCGGGCAAAAAAGCCTTCGTTCCCTGGGAAAAATACGACACCACCCCTACCGAAGTTGATGACGCCGAGATCCGTTATCTGAACTACGACAAACGGGCTGCCGTACGTGTAAAACACGCCGATGCTTTCAAAATGGGGCTGCGCGACCACATTATGTGGAAATTGGCACCTGACGATGACACTGACCCAAACATGCCGGTGATCCGCACTGACGGGGCCAATGACGGGACAGGTCGCCTGCGCATGACCTTTGCCAATCTGGTTAAATACCTGGAACTGGTTAAAAAACTGAACCTGCCCGACATGAACGAATTGTTCATGATCCTTTGTCCGGAGCACGCAACCGACTTGATCCTGGACCGCGACAGCGCCCAGTACTTCGCCGATAAAAACATTTTCTTCGACCCTGTTACAGGCAAGGTGCGCTCCATCATGGGCTTTAAGTTTTTCGAGAACAATGCCGTACTGGCTTATGACAATCTTGGTGCGAAGCTGGCAAAAGGCGCCGCGCTTACCGCTACCGACCGGGTAGCATCGATGTTCTACTACGGTAAAAACACCGTGAAGCACATCGAGACTGTTAAAATTCTGTACAAGCCCGAGACAACCGATACTCGCTCGAAAGATCCAAAGTCTGAATTCCGCCTGCAAACCTATGGTTTGATTGACCGGATTGAAGAATACGCCGTTGGCGCAATTGTGAGCGGTATTGCCGTCTAAGATGTGAAATCGTTAACCTATTGAAAGCCGGTGTACGCCGGCTTTCTTCCAAATCAAACAAAACATGAAGACACTTAGTCATGATGAATTAAAAGCCCGGGCGGCAGATGTATTCAAGCGCTACATCAAAGCCCAAAAAGTGGCGGTAACATCCGACGGGATGGCTTTTATTACCGATGAAGGCGAAAACGCAGTGATCAATCACTCTAAAAAGAACCGTTACGGCAAAGAACTGAAGATCACGAAATTTACCCGTGACGATATGGAAGGCTCCACTTCCAACTCTACCGAAAAAACGGCAAAGGCTGTATTGGATGAAATTGAATCCGCAACTGAGGTTGCTGTTGTCAATGCTATCTTGAACCTCGAGAACTTAGGCAAGAAGCGCAAAACAGTGATCGAAGCCGCTGAGAAAAAGTTGAACGAACTTAAAGCCGCTGAGTAATGAGTTTCAAGGGAGCTGTTATTAATAAACTGAACGGTGGCCTGGGCCGTACCGCCACATCCGACCGCGTTGTTGTCCTGGTTGCCGGGATGAGCCTGGTTGGTGATTTGGCATACAACACGGCTTACGAACTGGTCGACATTAATGCTGTCGAGACGCTCGGGATCACCGAATCAACTGACGATGCCAACAGTGAGTTGGTACATTACCAGTTGAGTGAAATGTTCCGCCTGGCCCCGGAAACAACCTTCTGGTTGATCCCGGTTGACAAAACCAAAACAGCGGCAACCCTGGTGGCAGACGAAAGCCTGAAGGCAGCTATCCGCAGCATCTCCAATGTGAATGTAATTGGCGTCTGCGGGTTGGCAACCGGCGTTGAGTCCGCCCTGGCCGATGCTGTTACCTTTCAGGGGCTGGTTGCTTCGTTTCGGAGCGAATACCTTTTTCTTGACGGAATTTTTGTAGAAGGGATTGGTGCGGCTATCCCGTTGACGGTGGATGCGTACGATGACCTTCGGACGGTTGATGCGCCTAATGTGAGCTACGTGATAGCGCAGGATCCGGCAATAGCAGCCCTGAAGGCAGGCTATGCCAAACATGCCGCGTTGGGCACGGCCCTTGGCTCTGTGGCTGTCCGGAAAGTGCATGAAGATATCGGTTCGGTTGATATTGAAGAGAAACCCAGGTCGCGACGTGGCGAAGAAAACTATTCGCTGAGCGCGGAGTCGCTGGGGCGATGGCTGTCGGCTTCGCTGAGCGACGGCACCGGGTTTAAAACTCTGACTGAAGCCGGGCAGAAAAGCCTGACCGCCAAAGGGTGGATGTATATTGGCTCGTTTGCCAATTATCCGGGCTTTTACTTCAACGGATGCC